CCGGTGTGGACCGGCGAGGTGCGCCTCAACGAGCAATGGCTCGACCAGCCCCTGCGCTGGCAGCGGCCGCGCATGATCTTCGTGTGCGCGCATGGCGATCTGTTTCACGAGAGCGTGCCCGACGACTGGATCGACCGCGTCTTCGCGGTGATGGCGCTCGCGCCGCAACACACCTTTCAGGTGCTCACGAAGCGCGCAGGCCGGATGCGGAAATATTTCAACGGTATGGCTTGGGGCTGGTGCGTGATGGAGGCGAAGAAAGCTCTTGATCCGTCGCATCGCCCCGGCATGGGGGGATTGCTCGAAACGAAGGGTGGGGCACTCCCTAACGTCTGGCTCGGCGTCTCGGTCGAGGATCAGGCGCGCGCCGACGAGCGCATCCCCGACCTGCTCGCCACGCCCGCCGCCGTGCGCTGGGTCAGCGCCGAGCCGCTGCTCGGGCCGGTGGATCTGGGCCGTGTTTATGCCACGAGCGAGAACGGCGGCACGTATCTGCACGAAGCGCCGATCTTCGGTCTCGACTGGGTGGTGGTCGGCGGCGAGAGCGGACCCGGCGCGCGCCCGATGCACCCCGACTGGGCCCGCTCGCTGCGCGACCAGTGCGCCGCCGCCGGCGTACCGTTCTTCTTCAAGCAATGGGGCGAGTGGGCGCCGGCTCCCGACGACTGTCGAGACTTTGCGGCGCATAGGGCTAGGGGTGGGCGTGATCTCGCCTACCTCAAGCCCGATCTGTTCGCGATGGAGCTTGTTGGCAAGAGGCGCGCCGGCCGCCAGCTCGAGGGCGCGCTCCACGACGCGATGCCGGGAGGCGCGGCATGAAGCCGGTTCCACACGATCTGGCGCGCGCGATGCAGGGCCCCGCCCGCGCGGCGGCGCGGCCCTATCCGTTCCGCAATCATCGCACGCTGGCCGAGGGGGAATTCGAGGGCAGCGGCGATGCGCTGCCAAGGGGAGAGACGGCATGAAACCGATCGATGCGAAATTAAAGGGGCCGATCACCGGGCAGCCGCCGAGCCTTGAATGGCTGGCGCTCGATCAGCTGGCGATCGATCCGGTTTATCAGCGGATGATGGAAGGCGATAAATCGCGCCGGATCGTGAGCGGGATGGTCAAGTGCTGGGATTGGGCCTTGTGTCAGCCGCTCGTCGTGACACGGCGGGCCGACAATGCCCTGTTCGTGCTCGATGGGCAGCACCGGCTTGAGGGGGCGCGCCAGCGCGGCGATATCGCGCATCTGCCCTGCGTCGTCTTGCCCGCGCGCTCGATCGAGGCGGAGGCGGAGGCGTTTGTCAGTCTCAACACCCGGCGCCAGCGCCTGACGCAGACCGAGATTTTTGCCGGCATGCTGGCTCAGGGCGACCCGACCGCGAAGGCGATCGATGCGATGATGCGCGAGACGGGCTGGCGGCTCGCGCGTCATGGTAACACCGCGCATTACAAGGCGGGCGATCTCGCCTGCGCGCCGATGCTCGCGCGGCAAGTCAAGCTGAGCGGCGAGGCGGCGGTGCGCAATGCGCTGGTCGCGCTGCGCGAGGCGTTTCCAGACAGCCCGATCCGCCAGGCCGCGACGATCCTGCGCGCGCTGATTGATTGCTATGGCGCGGGCCGGGTGGGCGATCCCGATGCGCTGATCGAGGTGCTCGGCTTCGTTGACGATCCTTCGGACTGGCTGCTCGAGGCCGAGCTTTACAAGCGCAACAATCCGGCCTTGTCAAAGCGGGAGGCGCTCGCCGAGGCGTTGCTCGATAGCGCGAACACCTTTGCGCAGGACGAGGCGGCATGAGCGGGCGCGTTTATGCGCGGCGCTCGATCCCATCGGGCGGGCCGCATCATCGCATTCCGAAGCTGGTGCATGATCGCAAGACGCAGCGCCGGGGCGTGATCTTGAATCCCGGGCACGCGGCGGCGGCCGAGGCGCGCACGCTTTTTCCCGGCAGTGTTGTCAGCGCCGATCAAAGCCCGCGCCTGCTGATCGATGGGTTCAATTCGAGAAAGGTGGGCAAGCGCGTCGTCAAGGGCGCCTGGGCGGGGATGCCGATTTTCACGCTCACGCTCGAGGAGCGGGCGAGCTGCCCGCGCTCCTGCGCGCAATGGCTCGCCTGTTATGGCAACAATATGCACTGGTCGCGCCGGCATCGGCTCGATGAGGATCTGATCGTGGCGCTGGCGCTCGAGATCGAGGCCAAGCAGCGCGCGCATCCGGGCGGATTTGTGATCCGGGCGCATATCCTGGGCGATTTTGGCTCGCCCGACGATCCCGATCTGGCGCTTGCTTATGTCGCAATGTGGCGGCTTGCCTTTGCCGAGAATCCGGCTTTGCGCATGTTTTCCTACACTGCGCACGATCCGGCGAGCGCGATCGGGCGGGCGATCGATGCGCTCAATGATGCCTTTCCCGAACGTTGCCGCGTGCGGTTTTCGGGGCGCGCGCTCGGCGGTCGGGGCGCGCTGGTGATCGATAGCCTGGCGCAAAGCAAGCATGTCGTCTGCCCGGCGCAGACTGATCAGACCGATTGCTGCGCGACGTGCGCGCTTTGCTGGTCGATGGATCGCCCCGTTGAATTTCTGAGGCATTGAGCATGACAAGTTCGGTTGATTATCTCCTCGCGAGCCAATGGCGCCCGTCTTCGGCGCAGATCGCGGTGCGGCGCGCGGTGGCCGATCGGTTTGGCATCACCGAGGCCCAGCTGCTCGGGCGCTCGCGCAAGCAGCGCGTCTGCCGGACGCGGCAGGCCTGCGCGCTGGTTTATGAGCGACGCTGGCCCCGGCTTGGCTCGGTCAAGATCGCGGTGCTGCTCGCGCGGCAATGCCATTCGACGGTTCTTCATGCTTTGCGTGTCGCGCGCGAGATCGAGCGGCTCGATCCTGACTTTGCGGCCATCGTGGCGCAGGTGGCGCTCGCGCCGAATCGCGCGCTGCATCGCCGCCAGGTTCACACTTTCAGCCGGCCCGGCCGCGATGAGCCGGCCTGCGCGCGGCTGCTTGAGACGATCCCGATCGAGGATACTGCCGTGCTTCGCCCGCACCAGATGTTTTCAAGCGAGGAGAGCGGGCCTCGCATGAGCCTTGATGAGATCGCGCGCCGCGTCGATGCGGTGCGCGCCGAGCGCGCCCGGCGCCAGGCCGCGCTGCTCGCCGCCGAGCGCGAGCGATATGGCCGCACCCGGCAGACGCTGGCACTGCCGCTGAGCGAGCAGGTGATCTGATGCGCGCGCGGCGCAAGGGGCCGGTTGCGGCGGTGGAGCGCGCGGTGTTTGGCGCGCCTCAGGACAGTGTGCTGGGCACGCTGTTTGAGCGGCCGCGCTCGGGCGAGCGGGTCGATCTGTTTGCCGAGATGCTGGATTGCCCGATCCGCTGGTCGGCGGCGGCGCGGCTGATCGCGCTGGGGATCGATCGGCGGTTTCTCGTCGGGCTCGGCGCTGGGCTCAATATCGGGCAGGCGCGCGTGCTGCTGCAATCGCGCGGGCGATATTGGGAGCCGGGCGGGCCCGATGCGCGGCTGCTGCTTGGCGTTTTCGAGCGCGGGGCGCTGATCGATATCTGCGCCTTTGCGCCCGCCCAGCCCGATCAGATCGCCTTGCGGACCGGGCATGGCTGGGCGCTGGGGGGCGAAAGGATCGAGGCCGCGCACCGTGCGGCGCTGGCCGATCGGTGCTTTGCCTTGCAGCTGGTGAGCGATCCGCTGGCCTGGCTGCGCGCGAGGGGGCGCGCGCTTTGCGTGCTCGATTGGGAGCGGGCCCTGCCCGAGCTGCGCAGCCTGGGCGAGCGCGTGACGATCGAATGCGATGCCGGGATGGGCGCGCAGGTGAAGGCGCGATTGAAGCGCGGCGGCCTGCCGCTGGTGAGCGAACGCGCGCCTCGGCAGGAGGTGGCGTGATGGGGGTTCAGGCAGTTTCGAGGCGGTATTGGCGCATTCCTGTTCGAGGCTTCGATGATCAGATTGCGGTCGGCGAAACGGCCGGCAAGGCGCGATATGCAGTTTTCCAGTCCGGGAGAGATGCTGGATATTTCGACGGCCCGGACGGGTTTCGGCGCTTTCTTGAGTGTTCATGCTCTCCGATCGAGATTTCTCAAGATGATGCTTTGGCCATAGTTGGCCGCCATCGCGTACATGGCGAGACCTAGAGCGCATAATGGCAGGGGAGGTATCCGCAACGCCGTTCGTCGGCGATCGCCTCACCGTGCGGCCCGATCCGCCGGTCGATCTCAAGGCGGCGCGTTTTGCGCTCACTGATCTGGGCAATGCCGAGCGCTGGCGGCTACGCTTCGGCAAGGATTTCTGGTTTTGCGACAAGATCGGGTGGTTCATGTGGGATGAGCGGCGCTGGCGGCTGCTCTCGGAGGAAAAGGACGCGCTGCCCGCCGAGGTCATGCAATCGACATTCGAGACGGTGCGCGCGATCCGCAATGAGGCGGCGCTGATCGCGGCGCTGGGCTGCGAGGATCCGCCCGAGCTGGGCGAGAAGGCGATCGCCCGGTTTCACGCCTGGGCCGCTTGGAAGGAAAAGGAGGGCTGGGCCGCGCTCGAGCGGGCGATCGCCAAGACCTTTCCTTCCGGCGAGGATGGCGCGCCCGGATCTGAGGCCCAGGCGGCGATGGCAGCGGCGGCCACCTTTGTCCAGGAGTGCGAATTGCGCGATCAGGCGCATGACACGACCGCTTCGCGGCGCAAGCTCTGGTCTGACATGATCGCCGCCCATGCCAAGGCGAGCGAGGCGACGGCAAAACTTTCGGCCATTGTGCGGCTCGCCCGCTCGTTTCCCGGCATCGCGATCGAGCCGGGCGAGCTCGATGCCGATCGCATGGCGATCAACGTGCTCAACGGCACGCTGCGCTTGAAGCGGCGCAGCGTGAAGCGGAGCGCGCAGGAGCGCGCCCAGGGCAAGAGCGAATGGAAGGTCGAGGGCTGGAAGGTTGTCAAAGAGCCGCATCGGCGCGAAGACCTCATCACCAAGCTCGCCCCGGTCAAATATGCGCCGAGCGCGGCCGCGCCGGTCTGGGATGGTTTTCTCGAGCGGGTGCAGCCCGATCCGATCATGCGGCGCTTCATCCATCAATGGTTCGGCCTTTCGCTGACCGGCGATATCGGCGAGCAAAAGCTCGCCTTTTTCTATGGCAGCGGGCGCAACGGCAAGGGCACCGCTGTCGAGGCGGTGGCGCATCTGGCGGGCGATTATGCCGGATCGATCCCGATCGAAAGTTTCCTCGATAATGGCATCAAGCGGCGCGGCGATCAGGCCACGCCCGATCTGGCGCGCCTGCCTGGCGTGCGGCTTCTCCGCGTTTCCGAGCCGGAAAGGGGCGCGCGGCTGAACGAGGGCCTTGTCAAGATGGTGACGGGCGGAGATCCGGTCGATGCGCGGCACCTCAATAAGGGCTTCTTCACCTTCCTGCCCGATTTTAAGATGACGATTTCGGGCAATCACAAGCCCGAGATCAAGGACACCTCTGATGGCATCTGGCGCCGGATGCAGCTCGTCCCCTGGGCGCAGACGGTTTCGGTTGAGGAGATCGACCGCCAGCTGCCCGACAAGCTCAAAACCGAGGCGAGCGGGATCCTCAATCGCCTGCTTGCTGGCCTTTGCGACTGGCGCGAGCACGGCCTGATCGAGCCTGACGAGGTGCGCATGGCGACGGCCGCCTATCGCGATCAGACCGACGAGCTGGGCCGCTTCCTCGCCGAGACTTGCCTTGTGGGCGAGGATCGGCCCGAGCGGCCGATGCGCGTGGGCGCCAAGCTGCTGCACGATGTCTATCACGCCTGGTGCGAGATGGGCGGCGGATCGGACTGGAGCGCCAAGGGCTTTCGCAAGGCCATGATCGACAAGGGCTTTTCGCAAAAGCAATCGAACGGGATGAAATGGATCGGCATCGATCTGCGCGAGGGCATCGATCCTGATGCCATCCGCGAGGGAAGGTGGAGCGCGCCTGACGAGCCCGAGGAGGGCAGCGGCGCGGGCGATGCAACGCTGGCCGATGATTGGGAGCCGGGCGATGATTAACACTTTGCTGCCCTGCCCGCTTTGCGGATCGCACGCCGTCTGGCCGATCATGAAGCCGGGGAGCCGCGCCGAGGTGATTTGCATGGAGGAAAATTGCGGTTGCCGCGCTTTGCGTTCATCTTGGCAAAACCGCGTGAATTCATCGCCTTAGCCGTTTTCTCCTTTCCGCGCGGCTTGGGCGTGGAAGGCGCTTGGAGGGGTTCATGGAAGGGGCAAGTCTTTGATTTGCGGGAGAATTGCGTCCATTTGGAAGGTTGGAAGGGTTTTCGCGGGGGCCTTCACAAGAAAACGCATGCGTTTTTGCAGGGCCCCAGCGTTATTTTCCTTCCATCCTTCCATTCTCCTTTTTCAAAGGTGAGAGATAGAGGGATAAGATATTGTTATGAATGGGAAAAGCGCGTCTCGAGCGGTCAATTTCGAACCTTCCAAGAGCCTTCCAATCGCCGTTCCGGCGACTTCCGCGCGGATGGAAGCGGCGCTGGTCTTGTGGCACGATCTGTGGTGGCGATCGCCGGGCGCTGGGCGCTCGCCGTTTGCCAAGGATGGGCCCTGGCACCTTGCCCGGCGCGAGGCGCATGAGGTGGCCGAGCATTATTCGCTCACGCTGATCACGCTTGAGAGCGGGCGCGAGATCGTCGTGCGCAAGCTCGAGCGGCCCCGGCCGCGCGCGCCGCTCGATGCGCGCGAGACGGCGGTGCGCGATCAGATCGGGCGCTGGATCGATGCAATCCCCGATGATCGCGATCGCAAGGCGGCTGTGCTGGGCACGCGGATGCTGTGGCGCGGCGAAGGGGCGATCGGGTGGAGCGACCTGGCGCCGCGTATTGGCTGGGATCGCACGCCGCGCGCGCTCGCCGAGCGTTATCGCCGGGTGTTGTGCGAGATGATCTGCCGGGCCAAGGGCGTGCCGATGCGGCATTGGCGCAGCTTTGAGGCGCGCGAGCGGGGATGGCTCACCCGTTGAGGCCCGCGCGTTTGCTGGGCTTGGTAAATGTCAACGGGTGAATAATTTCTCACCCGTAAAAATTGCGCTTCGTCTCACCCGTCTGTCCGGCGTATTCCTTCGATAGCCTGATCGCTGGCGTCGCGCTCTTGTCACTGGCGTCGCGCTGGGGATCGGGCGATCATCCTCTCCAGGCGTAAGGAGCCCGGTGCCTGGTCCCTTATCGGCGCCGGGCTCTGACCGGAGGGATGATGGGCCGCTTGCGCACCGCGCCATCGCGGATCGGGCGACCGCCTCGGCGGATCGCATCGCCACCGAGGAAGGCGGAGAGCTTCTACCTTTCGCGCGAGTGGCGCCTCTATCGGGCGCGGCACAAGGCATGGACGATCGCGCGGCTCGGTGGGCTCTGGTGCGCGGTTTGCGGCGCGGCGGGCAAGCTGATCCTCGATCACAAGCATGAGCGGCGCGATGGCGGCGCGGACTTTCCGCCGTTTGATGGGGCCGAGTGGCTGTGTCCAGGTTGTCACAATGCGAAGACGGCGCGGGCGAAGGCGGAGCGCGTGGCTCGGGTGAAGGGGGCGGGGTCAAAAGTCTAGGGGCGGGGGCCCAGAAAACTCGCCCCATTCTCATTGAGAGGTTTTTTTCGTGGCGGATGCGAATTTGGGATTGGACCTGTTTGGCGAGCCGGTGAGCGCGCCGCAGGGCGGTCCTGGGCGGCCCGCTTTCTCCTGGTCTTTGGAACGATCAAACAAGGTGCTTCTCGCATTTGCGCGCGGCCTCGGGCACGCTGGGGCAGCGCAGGCGGTGGGGTGCAGCACGCCCACACTGCGCAAGGTTTTTTTTCGCGAGTGCGCGCTGCGCAAGTCGGCGCGGCTGCGCCTCGAGATCCGGCAGCTCGAGCGGCTCAATGCCCAGGCGGAGGCGGGCAATGTCACCGCCGAAAAGGCGCTCGCTGACATGCTTGAGAAACAGCGGCTGCGCGATGCGGATCGTTCGGTGCGCGAGCGCGCCAGCAAGGGCAAGACTGCCAAGCCTGCCAAGCCGCAAGGGGTGAAGGCGCAGCGGCAATCGGCTGCGCAGACGATCGCGGAGGGTAGTAATCTGTATGCGCAGCGGCCTGCGCCCGAGCAGTTCAATTGAGCCAGTCGCTTGCGCAGGTCGAACCGGCCAAGTGGTCGACCGCGTGCCTGGATTGGGAACAGCGGATCGTCGCGGGTGAGAGCCTGATCCCGATCGCGCCGCTGTTCCCCTCGAAGGCGCAAGACGCGATGGGAGTGTTTTGCAGCCTCCAGGTCACCGATCTGCCGCGCAAGAAGAACGGCAAGTTCCCGACGCTGGGCGAGATCGTCGATCCCAATGTGCTCGACCTGGTCGCGGCGATATTCGGGGCTGAGGATCCCAAAACTGGGCGGCGCCTGATCCGCAACTTCATGCTGCTGATCAGCAAGAAAAACGGCAAGTCGACGATCGCGGCCGGCGTCATGCTGACTGCCCTCATCATCAACTGGCGCGAAAACGCAGAGCTGATGATCCTGGCGCCGACGATCGAGATCGCCACCAACAGTTTCGATCCGGCGGTCGGGATGGTGCGGGCCGATCCCGAGCTCGACCAGTTGCTGCATATCATTTCGAACCGGCGCACGATCAGGCATCGCCATACGGGCGCGACGCTCAAGATTGTCGCCGCCGACAGCGACACGGCCTCGGGCAAGAAGGCCGGAATGGTGCTGATCGAGGAGCTCTGGCTGTTTGGCAAGAAGCCTAAAAGCGCAGCCATGCTGCTTGAAGCGCTGGGCGGGTTGGCGGCGCGGCCTGAGGGGTTTGTCCTTTATATCACGACGCACTCGGATGAGCAGCCGGCAGGCGTTTTCCAGACGCGGCTGAATTACTTTCGCGACGTTCGCGATGGCGTGCGCCATGATCCAGAGACGCTTGGCGTGCTCTACGAATGGCCGGCCGAGATGCTCGAGGCCGAGGCGTATCTCGACCCGGAGAATTTCTACATTGTCAATCCCCACCTGGGGCGGTCGGTCACGCAAGAATGGCTCACCGGCAAGCTCGCCGAGGCGCAATATGGCGACGGCGAAGACCTGCAATTGTTTCTCGCCAAGCACCTCAATGTCGAGATCGGGCTGCGTTTGCGGCGTGATCGATGGATGGCGGCTGATTATTGGGATGAGGCGGGCGACGAGACGCTGACGTTCGAGAGCCTGGCGGAGCGCTGCGAGGTGCTGGTCGCCGGGATCGACGGCGGCGGCGCCGATGACCTGTTCGGTTTTGCCGTGGCGGGCCGCGAGAAAGGCTCGGCGCGGTGGCTTATCAAGGCGCATGCCTGGGCCCGGCGGGTTGTGCTCGAGCGGCGCAAGGAAATCGCAAGCGCGCTTGAAGGCTTTGCCGCCGATGGCAATCTGACTTTTACCGAGACCGGGCAGGAGATCATCGACCAAGTTGCGGCGCGCGCGGCAGCGCTGCGCGATACCGGATTGCTGCCCGAGCAAAGTGCGCTCGGGCTTGACGCCTGGGGCATGGGGGCGCTGGTCGATGCGCTCGAGCGCGAAGGCTTCGACACTTATGACGAGATCACCAAGCGCGGCGGATCGATCCAGGCGGTGCGCCAAGGCGTCGGGCTGACGGGAACGATCAAGACGACCGAGTTCAAGCTGGTCGATCAGATGCTGGTGCATGATGGCAGCGCGATGATGCGCTGGTGCGTCTCGCACGCCAAGGCCGAGCTCAAGGGCTCGAATATTTACATATCGAAACAGGATCGCGCCGGCTCGAAGATCGATCCGCTGATGGCGATGTTCAACGCGCTCCAGCTGCTCGAAGCCGGGCCAGTCGCGGCGGGCGATCGCCAATCGATCTATGAAAAACGAGGGATGGTGGTTCTATGAGCCTTGCGGGATACAAGTTGTCACCGCAGGCGGCGGCCAAGGAAGTTATGTGGCGAGCCAATCGCGAGCGGCGCTTTGCGCCCAGCGCGGCGGCCTATGGCCAGACCGAGACACCTCAGAACGTATCCGACAAGGCTTTGGTCGGCGGCGAGGAATTCTGGCATTCGCTTATCGGGTCAAGTTCGGCTGAGCGCGCCGAGCAGGCGGCTCGCAATTCAGCCGTCTTTTTCTGTTGCAGCATTATCGCGATCGTTGTCGGCAGCTTTCCGCGAGAGTTTCGCGATGCCGACGGTCGGCACGACCCCGAAATGCCGATTGCTGACCTCATCTGCGATGCGCCGAACCTGCTGCAAACGGGAGATGAGTTCTGGTCCTCGATGGCCTTTCGCGCGGCGCTTGCCGGGACGAGTTTTGCAGAGGCAACCGAAACCGCGTCGGGCGTTGAGCTTTGGCCGCTTGAGCCTTTGCGGACCTGCGTTGATTGGGAGGATCGAACCTTCTCGCTGCGCTACGTGCCCGAGCGCGGACCTTCGCGGACGATGGGCCCGCAGGATGTGTTCTGGTTTTCGGGTCTGGCAGACAGCGCAGCCAAGCCGCTCACGCCCTGGAAAATGGCAAAGGGCTCGATCGACTTTGCGCTTGCGCTGGAAGGCCAGGGGCGAGATTTCTTTACGAACGGTGCGCGGCTTGCTGGCGTCTTGTCGACCGATCAGGAGCTGAGCGAGGAAGCCTTGCAGCGGCTGAAAGCAGGCGTTGCGCAATGGCGATCCGGAAAAATTCCGGTATTTGAGAAGGGCCTTTCATTCAAAGACGTAAGCTCGAATAATTCGGATGCCCAGCTGGTCGAGCTGATCAAGCAGCGCACGCTTGAGCTTGCGCGGTACTGGCACATTCCGAAATCTCTGATCGGCGAGGATAGCGGCAGCAAGGCGACCGGCGAGCAGGAAGCGCTCGATTTCGCCCGCTACTGCCTGCGCCCGTGGGTTCGGCGAATCGAACAGGCTGTTCGGCAGCGCCTCATGACGCCCGATCAGCGCGCGCGCTGGAGGTTCAAGCTCAACATGGATGGGCTGTTGCGCGCGGACAGCGCAACGCAGTTTCGCAACGCGGTCCTCGCCCGCACGGCCGGGACGCATTCGATCAATGACCTGCGCGAAGTTTTCTGGGGCATGTCGAGGATCGAAGAGGACTGGGCGAACGATCCGCGCGAGCCCCTCAACAGCAATCGCGCCGCTGACACGATGACGGGCGGGGCGACCGCGCCGCAAGACGAAGGGCAGGAATAACCGATGGACGAAATGATGATCCGGCAGGCGCTCTGGGCGATGCACCCCGATGCTCTTGCCGCCATGCTGCAACGCGAAAGCATTGGAGCGCGCGTTCCCGCGGGCTTGCGTGCTTTTCTCGGGGCCGCCGCTCCGGAAAGTCAGCAGTCCGCCCCAGATCCCGTTCGCGAAGGCGGGACAATAATCCTTTCGCTCTCTGGCGTCATGCGCCCCTATTACACCGAACCGCTGGCCGAGCGCATCTTCGAAGCGGCGGCTGACACAAAGATCGGCGCAATTGTGCTCAAGATTATGTCGCCCGGAGGCCTTGTATGGGGAACGCAGGAGCTCGGCGATGCCGTCTTCTCTGCGCGCCAGGCGAAGCCTGTGATCGCGATTGCCGACAAATATTCGTTTAGCGCGGCGCATTGGGTCGCAACGCAGGCCTCGGCCTATTACGCAACGCCCAGCGGCCAGGTCGGCTCGGTGGGCGTGCGCGGCGGTCATGTGGATACGTCGGGCTTCGAGGACAAGATCGGAATGAAGACGACGCTCATTGCCAGCGATCCGAAGAAAATTGCAGGCCATCCCTACGCGCCGCTAAGCGACGAAGATCGCGACGAAAAGCAGGCGGAAATCAATGAGATGGCCCAAGCGTTTAACGCGGCTATCGCACGCGGGCGCGGGATCGACCTGAGCTCGGTTCCTGAAATTCACGGAACCGGCCAGATCTACTCGGCGCAGAACGCTGCTCGGCGCGGAGTGATCGACGGTGTGATGACGTTGCGCGAGGTTGTCGCCAAGTATTCCGCGCCGCGTGCAAGGCTGGGCCTGATGCGCAAGCGTGCGGCGCTGCAATCGCAGATCGCCGCCATCTAAATTCTTGCAATGATGCAAGTTGAAGCCGGCGCCCAATTGGGCGCCTTTTTTGTGGGCGCACGCGCCCTCCGGGCAAAACAGGAGAAAATTCAATGACCCTCGCCCTGCTTAAGAAAGAGGCGCGTGAAACAAGTGCGCGCATGGAAGCTCGTCTGAACAAGGCGATCGAAGAAGACCGTGACCTGACCGAAGATGAGCAGGCAGACCAAGACGCAGACCAAGCTGCGCTCGATCGCCAGCTCGCCAATATCGCCCGGCTTGAGAAGCTGGCCGAGCAGACCGCATCGCTCGGCGCTGCATCGCCCGAGCCTGCGCCTGGGCAGAGCGCCGCTCCGCCCCCGGCGCAGCCGCGCAATCCGGCACCATCCAATGATGGCTTTGCCAGCCTCGGCGATTTTGCATCGGCTGTTCGCAATGCTTCGCCTGCGATCGGCCGCATCGATAGCCGGCTTTCTGCGCCGACGGATGTTCACACCGAGCAGGGCGATCAGGCGGGCAGTTATCTTGTCCCGGCAGAATATCGCCAGGAGATTGTCGATCTTGTCTTTGGTGACACTGATGAGATCATGGCGCTGCTTGATCCGCAGCCGACGAGCCAGAACCGGGTGCAGGGCCTCGGCGATGAGACGACGCCCTGGGGTGCAACGGGCGTTCAGGCCTATTGGCGCAGCGAAGCGGAAAAGATGGACGCGAGCAAGCTCGACCTCAATGGCCGCGAGACCAAGCTTGACGAGGTTTATGCCTTCGTCAACGCGAGCGAGGAGCTGCTCGAAGACGCGCCTCGCCTGACAGCCTATCTCCAGCGCAAGGCCCCGGCTGCAATCCGCTGGACCGCCGTCGAGGCTTTCGTCAATGGCGATGGCGTTGGCAAGCCGCTGGGCTGGATGAAATCGAATGCGCTTGTCACCGTGGCGAAGGAAAGCGGCCAGGCGGGCGACACGATCACCGAGGCGAATATCGCCAAGATGTATTCGCGCGCGCTGATGCCGACGCAGTGTTCCTGGCTCGCCAACAGCGATATTCTGCCAGAGCTGATGACGCTCGAAAGCGCCAACGGTCGCCCGCTGTGGCAGCCGAATTTCAGCGAGGCTCCGGGCGGCGTTTTGCTCGGCCGGCCGGTGATCTTCACCGAGCATGCGGCAACGCTCGGCGATGTTGGCGATTTGCAGCTGGTCAATCCGAACGGATATGAGGCCTTCCGCAAGGCGAGCGGCGTGAGCCTGGCTGAGAGCATTCACCTGTTTTTCGATTACAACGTGCGCGCGTTCCGCTGGATCTTTCGCATCGGCGGGCAGCCGGTGCTCAGCGCACCGGTCTCTCCGGCGAAAGGCTCGGCGAGCAAATCGCACTTTGTGGCTCTTGCCGCGCGCACCTAACCCCTTAGCCTTAAACGATGATGGCGGCCGAGTGCCGCCATCAGACTATCGGAGTTTTCAAAATGAACAGCAATCTCAATCCTTCCGATCGGGTCGCGGTGCTTGCGGCGATCGATCCCGATGCGACCTCGCCGAGCACCGTTGCGACCAGCTGGATCCCGGCCGTCAACTTTTATGCCATGATGGCCGTCATCGCGGTCGGCACACTTGGCACCTCGGCGACCGTCGATGCCAAGTTCGAGCAGGCGACCGATGGCTCGGGCACCGGCGTCAAGGATATCACTGGCAAGGCCATCACGCAGCTCACGCAGGCCGACACCGATGACAGCGACAAGCAGGCAATTATCAATTTGTTTGCGGACGATCTCGACACCAATGACGGCTTCACTCATGTGCGCCTCTCGATCACGGTGGCCGAGGCCGCGAGCGACGTCGGCGGCTTTGTTCTGGGCCTCGACCCGCGCAAGGGCGAAGCGTCTGAGAATGACGCTGCCAGCGTGGCAGAAATCGTCTAAGCCGCGCTCAGACCAGAAAGCTCGAGGCGCTCGTGGAGTTCCAACTGGCACCCTTCGCCCTGCCCGCCGGGTATGGCGAAGGGATCGTCTCGACGTCCAGCGTCAAGGCGCATATTGGGCTCTTGCACTGTGATGACGATGCGCTGCTTGAGGTTTATCGCGACGCGGGCATTGATCTGGTCGAGCGATATTGCGGCGTTCGGCTCGCACCGTGCGAAGGTTTGACTTGGCAAGGCGAAAGCCTGCCCCGCTCGCTTGACCTTTCGGTCTGGCCAGTGACGGCGATCACGGCGATCAGCTATCTTGACAGCACAGGCGAGGAACAGACCGCCGTCGCCAGCGATTGGCGCGTGGTTCGACGCGGAGAGATCGCGCTCAAGCCGGGCCGGGACATGCCTGAGGATGTTGCGGCGGCCGTTTCGATCACGTTCGATGCAGGCTTTGCCGCTGGCGAATGCCCGGAACAGCTCAAGCAGGCAGTGCGGGTCTTTGCCGCGCACCTTTATCGAAATCGCGAAGGCTATGAGGTCGGCTCGATGAGCGGGGGGTTGCCGGCCGGTTTTACGCATCCACTTAAAGCGGCCGGATACCGGCTCCCGGTGATCTGATGCGCACGATGGGCTCTGAATTTTCGCGGCGCGTTGCGTTTGTGCCGCGTGTTGCGGCGCAGAGCGGCATGGGGCCGGCGGTGCTGAGCGACGGCGAGCCGATCGCCGAGCGCGCCAAGGTGCTGTTCGGATCGGGGCAGGAGCGGCGCGAGGCGGGGCAGCATGCCGCGCAGCAGACCGCGACTTTCCGGGTGCGGACGTCGCGCGCGCTGCGCGCGGCGAACACGACCTGGGAGATCGATTTTAGCGGCGCGCGCTGGGGCATCAGCTCGATTGTCGAGATCGAGCCGCACGGCGCCGAGCTCGAGTTCACGGCGGTCAAGCGAGACTGATCATGCCCAAAATGACGATGCAGACGCAGGGCTTTCGCGAGCTCGAGGCGAACCTTGCGGCGCTTGAAAAGCGGGCGACGCGGCGCACGGTTGCGCGCAAGGCTCTGATGGCGGCGGCGGAGCCGATCGAGGCCAAGGCGATCGAGCTGGCGCCCGATGATCCGACGACGGGGCCGCCTTATGATCTTAAGAGCTCGATCGTGAGCTCGACCCGGACGAGTTCGAAAAGCGCTCGCAAGCAGCGCCCGAGCGAGCAGCGCGTTCATATCGGGCCGACCAAGTTCGGTTATCCGCAGGCGATGATCCAGGAGTTCGGCGGCAAGTTTCACCGGGCGATCGGCTATATGCGCCGGGCGTGGCGCGCCGAAGGCGGGCAAAAGGCGCTCGACCGGATGGCGAAGGTCATGGCGAGCGAGATTACGCGCGCGATTAAATTGCAGGATCGCCGGCACGCACGCGCGCGGCGCAAGGCGAGGCGCTGAGCGATGGGCTGGCGATCGGATCTTGTCGCGCGGCTCAAGGCGAATGACGAGCTCGCCGCGCTGTTCGGGCAGCGCATTGCGTTTTTCGAAGCGCAGACGGCCTGGGGCGAGACCTGGCCGCAAATGGTGATCCAGAGCTTTGCGAGCGAGCCCGCCTATTCGCATTCGGGGCGGGCCGGGCTCGAGAGTGTGTTCGTCCAGATCGATCTCTGGTCGAACGATCCCGATCAGCTCGAGGCGGCAGAGGACGCCCTGCTCGAGGAAATGGAGCGCGACGGGATCGTGCAGGGCGGCACGCGGTTCGGTTTCGCGTTTCTGAGCGACAGCGCGACCGAGACCGAGCGCCTCGCCAATCAACGCGCGGCCTATCGGCTGCGCCTCGATTTCGATTTTCACTGGTGCCAGGCTTAGAAAGGAACAGCCATCATGACAGCAGCAGCCCAGACGAGCTTCGGTGCGGTTCTGCGCCTCGCCGATACCGGCGAGAGCGTGGCCGTTGTGGCCGAGCTCACCAATGTCGATCCGCCGACGCCTACGCGCAACGCGGTCAACGTGACGACGCACGACAGCACCGACGATGCCATGGAGTTCATCGCCGATGGGGTCTATGATCCGGGGGAGATCAATTTCCAGGGTTTCTATATCGCCGGATCGGATGGCGACGACGCTCTGCTCGGTGCGCTTATCAACGGCACGATGCAGAATTTCGAGATCGACCTTCCGGCTGCCGATGGCGGCAAAGAGCGAATGTCTGGCAGCGCGATCGTCACCTCCTATGGCCCGGACGGGCAAGAGATTGAAGGCGCGGCGACCATGTCGGGCACGCTCAAGGTCAGCGGGCCGATCCTCCAGGCGGCCGTCAGCGCCAGCCCGACGCCGACGCCCTGATGAGCAATAAGCAAAAGGGCGAGGTCACGCTCGCGATCGGCTCTGATCGATACACGCTTGTTTTCGATTGGGAGGCGATCGCGATTTTCGAAGACGCGACTGATCGCTCGATCCTCGAAGTGATGGGCGAGTTTGACGCGGCAGCCCGAGGCGCGGGCGGCCCGCCCAAGCTCACGACGCTCGCCAGCCTGCTTTCAGCAGCGATGCAGCGGCACCATCCGGCGATGGATCGCAGCGCGTGCATGGGGCTTGTCATCTCGCCCGAGGCACAAAGCGCGCTCGCCGAAGCGTTCGAGTTCGCAATGCCGATCGCCGAGGATCCGGGCGAAGTGGGAAACGGCCCGGCGGGCAAGCCAGCAGCCAGGAAGAGCCCGCGATCGACTGGCAAGGCCGCATCCGCGAAGCGCTCGAAGCCGGGCTCTCGCTCCAAGAATTCTGGCGCGCGACGCCGCGCCTGACGCATCTCGCGATCGAGGCCTATCAGCGCCGGCGCGGCTATCTCGCCTGGCACGCCAGCCTCGCCTTTCACGGCGGAAAGACCTCACTCGAGGAATTCATGGGGCTTGGCAAGCCGGGCGGTCCGCCGCCGCGCCGGCAGGCCCGGCGCCAGTCGAATGAGCAGATGCTGCACAATCTGAGACTGCACGCCGCCATCTCCAGACGAAAGGGGCGCAAGCGATGAAAAGCATTGTCGGCGCGCTTCGCGTCATGCTGGGGATGGACTCGGCTGAGTTCGAGGACGGTGTTGACAGCGCCGCGCGCACAGCCAAGCGGCTCGAGGGCGATCTCAAGAAGACCTCGAAGCGGCTCACCAAGTTCGGCGCCGGGCTCTCCGCCGCCTTCACCGCGCCGATCCTTGGCGCGGCGGCCGCCTTCTCCGCCGCTGCGCACCAGATGGCTCAGGACAGCCGCGAGATCACGCATCTCTCGCAAGTGGCCGGCGAGACGACGGTCGCGTTTCAGCGCCAGGCCTTCGCGGCCAAACAGGTCGGGATCGAGAACGAAAAGCTCTCTGATATTTTCAAGGACATGCGCGACCGCGTCGGCGATTTTATCGCAACGGGCGGCGGGCCGATGGCCGATTTCTTCGAGAACATTGCGCCCAAGGTCGGCATCACCGCCGAGGCCTTCAAAGGGCTTTCGGGCAAGGATTCGCTTCAGCTCTATTTCGACAGCCTGAGGAAGGCCAATGTCAGCCAGGAAGAGATGGTCTTCTATCTCGAGGCGATGGCGAGCGATGCGACCGCGCTTATCCCGCTGCTCGAAAACGGGGGCCAGGCGTTCGACGAATTTGGCAAGAAGGCCAATGTCATCACACCCGAAATGCAGGCGCAATTCGAGCGCTATGTCCAGGCGCAGGAGCAGCTCGGCGTTGCGACGCAAAAGCTCACGATCGCGATGGTCGAGAGCGGGCTGCTCGATACCGCCGTCGGCCTTGTCGAGGCGTTTGCCGATTTCGCGACCTATCTCTCCAAGGTCAATCCGATGCTGCTCCAGGTCGGCGTGGGCGCGGCGGCGGTGCTTGCCGCGCTCGGCCCGCTTGTGCTGGTGGCCGGGCAGCTTGTCCCGCTGCTCAAGTTCCTGCCCGGCATCCTCACCGGGATCGGGGTGGCCTTCCGCTTCATGCTCGGCCCCGTTGGCCTGGCGATCACGGCGGTCGGCGCGCTCTGGCTGGCGTGGAAAAACTGGGACAAGATCGAGCCGATCCTGCGCAATCTTTATGAAGGCGTGAAAACCTGGCTGACCGGCAAGATGGGCGAGGCGCTCGCCTGGGTCATGCGCAAGGTCAATGCAGTGCGCGAGACCTTCGCCGATCTTTATGACGCGGTCGTCGGCAATTCCTATGTGCCCGATATGGTCGATGGGATCGCCGCCGAGTTCGCCCGGCTCGACGCCGTGATGGTCGATCCGGCGCGGCGCGGCGCGGCGAGCGTCAAGGATGCGATGCGGGACATGGCGCGCGAGACCAAGGCGTTGCTCGATCGGCTGTTTCCCGAGATCGCCGCCGCGCGCCAGATGGCGAGCGAGAGGGCGCTGATCGATGGCTCTGGGCTCTCCGATGCCGACAAGCGCCGCGCGCGCTTCCGGCTTGTGAGCGAAGGGGCCGAGGCGCCGGGCATTCGCGGGCGCACGATCGGCGAAGGCCCGCTCGCCGAGGCCGACAAGGTCAACCGCGCGACAGTCAAGATCAACACCGGGCTCGAGCAGCTCGCCGAGCGATCGCGCGTCGTCACGGTGCGGATCGCGGAGAATTTTGCCGCGCTCGCAAGCCGGGCGATCAGCAGCTTGCGCGGCCTTGTCGATGCGATCCGGGGCGGCGATTTCCTCTCGATCCTCGAAGGCGTGTTCGGGATTGTCGGCCAGCTCGGCGGGCTTTCCGGGCAAGGCGGTTTGCTCGGCAAAATCGGCGATTTCTTCGGCGGCGCGCGCGCGATGGGCGGGCCGGTGAGCGCGGGCAAGGCCTATCTCGTCGGCGAGCGCGGGCCGGAGCTGTTCACGCCCGGCCAAAGCGGGCGGATCACGGCGAACGATAATCTGCGCGGCGGCGGCCCGTCGATCACGGTCAATGTCGACGCGCGCGGCGCGAGTGACCCGGAGGCGACCAAGAGGCTGGTGCGCGATGGCATCTTCGAGGCGGCGCCCCGGATCGTCGCGGCGGCCGAGCAAAAGACGATCTCGACGCTGGGCCGCAAGCGGCTTGGCGGGGCGATCCGATAATGGCGATCATCACGATGCCGGCCTCGCCCGGTCCCAGCGTCATCGGGCGGCCGCGCCTCATCGCGCCCGCGCAGGAGAATGTCTCGCCCTGGACCGGCGCGCGCCAGGTGCTCTCGCTGGGCCGGGGCTGGTTCGAGCTTGATTACACTTTGCCCACGATCATCGGCGATGCAAAGTTCCTGCCCTGGGGCGCCTTCCTCGCGCGGATGAGCACGCGGATCGATACGGCGCGCGTCAAGGTCGTGCGCCGGGCGCAAAGCAGCGCCAGCCAGACCGCCCGCGTGGCGGGCGGCGGGCAGACCGGCGTCTCGCTCTCGACCGATGGCTGGCCGAGCTCGACCAAGGTGCTGCTCGCCGGGCAGTTCGTCACGATCGAGGATCAGCTGCTCCAGCTGACGGATGACGTTGACAGCAATGGCTCGGGCGCG